TACATCTTCGTCATACCAGCCCTGTCCAGTAACATCTGCCTTGGATTGTATCTTGATGTTTTCTTTGAGTTCATTTTTGACGATGTTGTAGTCATCTGGGCTATCGACAATGTTGAGCTTTCTGCCATGTCTCTTGAGCGCTTCTTCATCAAAAAACACGTGTAAATCTTCGACTTTAACCTTGTCCCCTGGATTTCTTGCTTCCTTTATTTCTAAAACTCTTTTGACAGCATTTGCTTGAGCATCATCAAACGCGCGGCCCATAGCAGACAGCCCTTTGTCGATGCCCGGCATTGGGTCAGCCCCGGCAGTCAGCGTTACTCCGGTTCGTTCAGCAATCCGCTCATCGGCAGCTTGTCCAGCTTTCACTATTCCTCGACGCCCAGCCTCTAATACTGCACCGCCGCCGGCTCCCAGCCGCTCTCCAACCACCGCCCCAGTTACGCCTGATATAGCAGCCCTAGTCGGGTCTATTGCATCTTGTACATCTGCGGCAACAGCAACATTCTGTCTGGCTAAATCATCAGCAGCCGCGAACACTGCGCCTTCAGCTCCTAGAGCAACAGATGCTTTTGTGGGTTTGCTGATAACAATTTCTTTGAGCAAATCCTTAAATGCAATTTTGCTTAATTTTTGGCCAGCCATTTTGCCGGCAGTGCCAATGCCGAATGTCGCTAATCCAATCCAATTAAAAGGGTCAGTCGCCATGTTCAGCGCAGCTCGGCCAAACCCACTAGCCGTTATGCCATCGCGGTCACCAGTCTCTAGGAGGTAATACATAGCTTTGTGAACCGGCGTAGGCGCACCAGCTAGCTGCGCGGTATTCACAGCCATAGCTGTAAGATTGTTCTCAAAGGATGATATGAAACGCACACCATAACGAGCGTAATCTTCTGGCGTCATTTCTTGGTCGCCAGTCATTGCCATCGTTATAAGGTTTTGACTGCGTGACTGCGGCGACAGGTAATCATGCAGTATCTTGCTAGCTGTTGCCCAGTACGGGTCGTCTAGCTGGCTGCCCTCTGGCTGTTCAGCAGTCTCAGCTAAAGCACCAGGCACAAACAAGCTATCGGGCAGGGGGCGAAACAAACCACGGTTGAGGTCGTAGGCGTCACCCTCCGGGCTTTCTGGCTCTATTTCAGCGGGGTACTCTCCCCACGGCAAAGGAGCCAGTCCAGCACCTTCTTTGGTTTCACCAGTGATGGGGTGACGATAAATAAATGAATCGCCAGCTATTTTTGCGTTCTGGCTTTCCATAAATAATTTTGCAAATTCATCAGTCATTTTAAAAACCCGGAACCGCTGTGCCATCGGCAATAAGCCTGTCAGCTAAATCAAGTAATTCTTGAAAATATGCTTTTTCATCTTCGGTTTGAGCAGCGTTAAGTTGATTAGTCACACCACTCCTAGTCATACCAGCAAGCCTATCTCGGCCGGCTGCATCACTTTGAGTTTTTGATTTGTCGGTCAAAGTTTCGTAATTTTCATCCAGCCATTGCAGTGCATCAAAGCCGCGACCACCGTCTGGCGCATCCCGCAAAGCTCGGCGCATTTTGACCTCAATTTCATTCAAAGCATTGAACTGCCACCGTTGCAGCACACTGGCGTCAGATATCATTCCTGTCGGTAACTTCAGTCTTTTACGGGTTTCTATTAGGGCGTTTTTAAAACGCTCATCCATCCTGGCGTTGACTGTCTCACTGTAGCTCAACCAATCATCGTAGCTCAGCTCGCGGGTATAAAGCAGCGCGTCTAGTTTTGATAAAGTCAGATTCACGTCAAGACTTGTCACTTGCATATCAAGTTGAGTTTTTACAGCGTCATTTGTTTCAAGAGCAAAAGCAAACCCTCGACCATTTGTCACAATGAGGTCGCTCATTTCATTGGCTTTTTCAGCGTCTAGCCTAGCCATTTCGGTTACCGCTTGCTGATAATCTATAAGAGCTGCATCTGGGTCCGATTGCGCTTGACGCAAAGCAAAATTAGCACGTTGCTCAATTGTCCGTATTGTTTCATCACGCCGAGCTTGAGCAAAATTTATTTGCTTCTCTTCATCTTCTAATGAATTTTGCCAGGCGTCACGGGCTTCGATTATAGCCTCGCGCTTGGTTTCAGCGTTCATAACTTCAAGCGCTGCCTGGACATTCTCAGGCAAGCCTTTGGAATTTTGTTCTATTCTCAAGTATGATGCGTATGGATTACTGCTCTCTAAAACATGGCTCGTAACCGTGTCACGGGCAGCAAACTGTACTTCGGCATCGAAATCATTGGCCAGCCCCTCTATCTCGGCTCTGGTATAATTAAAGCTAATAGCTTGCTTTAACAATGTTTGCTTAATGCTTTGAACAACTTTGGGAGTTGGCGCAGGGATTTGCAGCTCTGAGCCGTCTTGTTGTTTCATGCTGAGGCCATTAGAAAACATTTTAGGCAAGGTGTCCAAGGTCAATCGATAATCCATCTCAAATTGGGATTTTCTTTGCGCCAGGTCATTATCCAAAAACTTTTTGGTATATGCTTCGTATTCAGCATTTCCATAGATTCCGAGGTTTGCTCGTAATGCGCGAGCAGTTGCTGGGGACGCCTCATCTAAAGCTGCTGAGAAACCAGCAATAGCAGTATCAATTTTAGTCGCAACCTCATCGGGAGCAAGCTGTTGCGATTGTGCGTCTATTGTGATGTCAGTTATTTTTCTTTTTGCTAAAAACTGTAGTTCATCGCTTGCAGCTTCTAGCGCTGCCTTTCTAGCTGCGCGACCAAATACTGTAGTTTTGTCGCCTGGAAGCTCGACAGCTTCATTATCTTGGACTGCATCAATTATTTGTTTTTGTGTTGGCGCTTGCAAAGCCCCATACTCAGCACCCTCAATCTGGGCCTTCTGCTCAGCCTGTTGCAGGAAATAGTTGGACATACGCTGTAATGACTGCGCTAAACCTGACTTGGCCCTTGCCTCAGCTTCTTGAGCCACAAACCTTACCTGAGGGATGCGGAGGGCTACATTCGGGCGTCTGACTCTTACTTGCTCTGCCATTAGTCTTCTGGCCCCCTCGCGCCACTATCTGCATTACCCGTGAAATTTTCTAGTGGATATATTTCGTCGGCTGCCAGAGTTCCTTTTGCAATTGTTATGAAGGCCTGGGTCCGAGCTGCTTTCATCACATTGGAGCCGGCAGTCCTGAGCATCCCAGCCTGGTACTTGCTCATCTTCTCAGCGATATCGGCATTGGACCTAGATATCTGAAAATCACTGACACCCTCGCGGATGTTAAGGCCAGCAATCAAATCAGTGGTTGTGCCGGATGCTAAGGGGTCCATATTCGCGGCAGAAGCCCTAGCGGCATTTGCAGCAAGTACCTTTTCCAGATTGTTCAGAATCTGGTTGCCCTCTTGTTCGTACTTCAATGCCTCAGTCCGACCTTGCAATTCGGTCTGTCTGGCTTCTGCATCTAACCGAAACTGCTCAGCTTTGCCGGCATCCAACTGCGCCTTTGCAGTGAGTGCAGTGCTTATGGCGGCTAATACAACTAACTCTGGTCCTGACATTCTATTGTCCTATGCTGACTTTATAATCCATTGCCAGGACGGTGAAGAACACCGGCTGACTTTGGCTGATTGTTATCTGTGCATCCCGTCCATATCCCAGGAAGCCTTGTGTTTTCTTGATGCCCGTGAACGTCGGAACAGCGCCGGAACCAGACAGCGGCAATGTCTGGAGAGATATCTCACGCCCATTCAGCGTAAGGTTTTGGGAACGATGGAGAATAGGCGTTACCTCTAGTATGCGCCGACGCTGCCCTTGAACCGTGCCGCTGGAAAGGCGCGGCTCAAATGGCTGTGTTTTGACTGTCACATTGTAGTTGATGCCGACCTCGGCGTAGGAGGTGGGAACACCGCCTAGTGTTACTTGCCCTGAGCTGACAGTTGCATCCGTGTCAACAATGTCGTCCCTGATGATTTTAACCGTCTTGCCCTCAAGGTGCGATAAGCTGCCGGCAGTGGTGTTTCCTGGTAGCGCCTGGTCCGGGGATGCGGGGCTGTTGTAATACTGAATAGCAGAATCAGTTGTCCTATCATCGTCGAACAGCTCCAGGTAATATTTGGTTGAACCACCAATGGTGCGCTTGACCACGGCATAGACATCCTCCTGGTCAACGCCTACGTCCACAAAATCACCATCTGTTGTAAAGGAGGAGGGTGCTACAATCTGTTGTGGCCGGTTCAGCATGAAGGCAGCAATCGTCCCGGTAAAGCCGGCACTGTCGGCCCTATAGCCCGTTGAGCTGCTACCGTTAACTATCAGCAGCAAGTCCCCTTCAGTGGTGTCGGTGGCTGGCCTTAGGGCCATACGCTGGGGGTCCACAATCATATGACTGCTAAGCAGTGAGATATTGTTGGCCACATAGCTCAGCTCAACATCGCTGAACAGCATCTCGCGCAAGGCCTTACCCTGACGCTGAATAAACAAGGTGCCGCCCTCGGCAGCCTGGGGCCGGATGCCAAACTTAGAACCGCGCCGGGTGGCCGACTTGACTGTAATGTTCGATGGCGTAATCGGGTCCAGGTTTGCTTGCGGAACAAAGAACTCAGCGCCGCTTGTGAATATCTGGAGGTCACGCCCAGAGCGGAGCGCATTGATTGCGTTCACGCTATCGGTGGACAGCGTCACGATGATAGCATCGTCATCCAGTGCCTCAGCCGGCTTGAAGTTGAAAAAGTCATTAACCTTGCTGGCAAATATCGTATTCGGGAAAGTAGCACTGCCGCCAAAATACAAGCGCCCTTCGTGGAAGGAGCAGGTGCGCGGCCAGCCCCTGGTGTTCGACCAGGCATCCTCATAGCCAGACTCGACCTCCCAGTTTCTTGTTACTGGACTGGTCGCGTTAGAGTTCTCAAGTCCATCGGTGCTGAAGAACGGCACCTCAGTAACCGCCTCAACGACAGTTGCGCTTATGAATTTCGTAATCCTAGCGCGGCCAAAATCATTTAGAGCATTGATGTATTGGTCCACCATCGCCTCGCTAAACTGGCTGTTGGATGATGTTATCTTGATGGTCCCGTCCACCGCGCTGGGCGTTATGGTCGATAGTGGATTGGTTGTGGACAGGCTGGTCGCCAACTTTGGAATGGTCAGGCTTAGAGCCGAGGCTGTCCAGGTGGTATTGTTGGCCCCGCGAACAATCTTGAAAGGCGCAAAATTCTCATGCGTCATTATCAGCGTGTCTGCTGACTGCGTGAAATACAGCTTGCTGATATCAAAGTTGCTGACCTCGTAGAGAGTGCCAACCGAATAATCCAGATAGTCGTTGCCCGAGCCATTTATGTTAGTGAGCAGTAATCCATCAGCAAAAAACCGAAACCTGATTGTTGAGGTGGTGTTCTGAGCTGAGGCTAGAATCATAAAATTCTGTGTTGTGCTGAACTCAAAGGGCAGCAGCAACGTCCCATTGGCAGCATTGTCGGAAGTAATATCAAGCAGGAACTTGAGGCCGGGACGCCGGCTAAACCCGCCTTGCGGCTCAAATATTACATTGTCGGCCACGTCAACCGAGCTGTAATATTGCTGCAAGTCGATACGGCCCCGGAGCAAGGGGTCAAGCTCACCAATCGTAAAACTAGACTGATATTGCTGTATTCGGCTCATCTAACATCCACAAGCAGATAATCACCAACAACGGATGGGGTCTGACCGCCGGCATCGATGTTTGCTGCCTGACGGAAATATCCACCCCGAAAACTTTCGGCGGCGGTGCCAAGGGCAACCGAGCGCCAATATTCTGATTTTGTAGTCTGGTCAGTGATTACCTCAGCCAGGTGCCAAGCCATCTGGTAGGCCAGGAGCTGCACAAAGTAGGAAGGCATCAAGCCCTCGCTTACTGCTTTCTGGTAATCAATGTGAATCTCTGTTGCATCCGTAATCAGCACCGTGCCGCCGGTGCTAGACTGCGCTATCTCCCATACTTTGAACAAGGCAGCGCCGGCCAGCGAGCTAGTTCTCACCGCCCTTGGAACGCCGGTGACCATATCGTTTGGCAGGATATACTGATGCTCGTATTCGTTTGCCGGGCTGACTGTGTCCCGGTTCAAAGCCGCCTTGGCTATTGTGAATGACCAAGGGTACATCCCAAAGGTCTGCATTTTGACCTCGGTGAAGAGGGTGTCACAGGCCTGAGCTGCCGGTGTTCCGTCACTAAATGACGTGATGGCCTCTGCACCCAGGAGGAGCAAGGCCTTGTTACAAACGCTAACCTCGGTGTCACCAACCGCCATCTCAACCTCCAGAAGGGAAGGGGCCGGAGAACCAGCCCCGTTCTATTAGTCGCTATCGGTTTGCGCGATAGTTGTTCCGTCAGAAACATCCACCACACCAGACGCATTTGATACAACCGTGTGTATCGAAGACGCCAGAGTGCCGCCGGTCGAGGTTACCGAAATGATAACATCGCCGACTGATACATCGTCAGACACGTCATTGAAGTATGCAGCAGTGTTAACTGTCGCAACTGTGTCTGTCGTTGTGTAGGTGAACAACTGAGGTGCGGTGCCTTTTTTAGACTGACCGCCGATTGGGTTCCAACCCGCTCTTGCAAATGCCATTTGTCAGTCCTCCTATGACTCGTCCATTACGACATCAACGATGCCATCAACATCAATCGCCACACTGCCCATCGACAACATTGCTGTGACCAGGAATGATGTCTTTTCTGGGATGTAGTTGACTTCTGTTTTTGGCGCGATGCCTACAGCCACACCAATAGCTGAGCGGTGGAACGCAAAGCCGGTGCGGTCATCGCTTGACAGTGGCAAGCCACCCTCGTCGCGGTCACCGACAATATGGAACTGGAAGCCCATCATGGTGTTGATGTTGCCTTGAACCAGTGCTTGCAGTGTCTGGAAATCGCTCGAAATAGCTCGCTCATCACCCAGCAATCCAGCCAGATTGTTGGCGTGAATCACAAAGTGCCGGTCTGTTGGCGGTACGTTTTTCGCGTCCAAGGCTTTCTTGGCAGCGATAATCTTGCCGACATTCAGATTGGATGCAGCAGCCGAACCACTGGTAACCACAGTCTTGGCGACTGTTGAGCCAGCAGATGCAGCATTGAGGGCATCAATGATAATCTGGTCCTCGCGACGGCCTATGGCGTTACCCACGACCTGTGCCAGTTCCTGACGCTCGTCAAAATTGACTTTCGCCTGGTTAAAGACATCGCTGTATTCAGCAGCCACGAAATCAGTAAGGCTACAGGAGACCTGGCTGAAAGAGGCGTTGATAGGCACGACATCGGTGGCGGGTGTACGAACAGACGCCTGACCCTTGCCCACCTTCGGGAACTTGACGGTATCGCCGACAACCCCGGTGCGCGTCCGCGCAGCATTTCGCAGAACAGCAGCAGACTGATATGCCTGATGAACTTCTGCATCGAAAAGCTGGACAAACGCTGGAGATAGATTCGTTGACATGATTTGTCACTCCTCGTTTGAAACACACAAAACTTATCGCCTTGCGGGTTGTCGGGGAGTCCCCGGCCCTGGCTTACGCGAGACGTCGCGCACGGTCTATTTCTAGACGCCAGACCGGCCCTGTCGGGTTATCAGTCAAATCCGAAGATATACTACAAGCTGTAGCTTGTAAACACCGCTATAGATACATCTGGATTATGTATGGCGGGAGGGGGAACAATGTTTCAAAAAACCCCCTCCCATTAACGCGGACCTCTTTGGAATTGCACCGCGCTAATATTATGTTCCGTAGCGTTTATTAAACTCGGCCTCGACTGACCGCGTATAGGCCTGGTCGCTGCCATACTTTGGGTCAGCCATCATGCTGGACATCCGAGCTTTGAAGTCTGTCTCACCTTCGCCGGCCTCTGCTACGTCAGCAATCGGGATGCGAGACAGGTCGCCGGTCATCTGCCGCACCTTTTGCATCAAACGCTGTCCAACAGCAGTGCCACCCCAGATGTTCATCTCTTCCCGCTCAGCGTCAGAGATTATGCCTTTACGGGTGAGGCCATCGGCCCAATCGATATTTGACTTGATAATTGCATCGGCATTGTTGCCAAGCGCCTTATGCTCAGCCTGTGTATCGACTTCAATCTGAGCGCCATTCTCCATGGCCAGCTCCGATATACTTCCGGCCAGCTCGGAGAACGCCGCCTGGTTGATGCCGTACTTGGCAGCCCAGCCAACATATGTCTGAACCAGCGGGTCTTCCATATCATATCCGGCTTCGGTCAGAACCTCGGTGTCATACTTGCCATCATCCGGCGCTTTGTGGTCGCCGTGGTGGAATTTTTTCTCCAGCTCTTTATTGCTTTTAACCAGGCCTTCTAGGTCCGGGCCGTCCTTTTCAGACCAGTGTTTCTCCGGGAACCAGTCCGGCCTCTCATAAATGACTTCTTCCTCCTCGCCCTCAGGCTGCTCTTCGTCCTGGGCGAGGTGCGATATTGGTTCCTGTTCATCTGCTTGCGCTTGCTCCTCAGCTAAAGCCGCTTGGGCCATCAATCCATCAGGAGCCGGCGCTTCTGCCGGTTGTTCCTCAGGCTGTTGGTTATCTTCTTGGCTCATTTGCTCGTTTTATCCTTTGCTCGATTTCTCTGATGATTGAGTTCTGACCTTCTCGCGCATAGCCAAAAGACGGCTCAGCGCCCGGCACCCAAGCCGGTTGGTCAATGGTGATAGACCTGAGATGTTCCAGGACTTTCTGCCCGGCCTCAGTGTCAAAACAGCGCTTGAATTGGATATCAATGTCACGCTGCAAATCTGTGTTGTGGATGCGAATAAGCTCCGCATCTGCATCTAGTCCGTCCCAGCCGGGAGCGTTAATGCTACGAATCTTTTCTGCCTGGCTCATTCAGCGGCCTCTTGTCCGGGCATCATGCCCTGTTGTTGCATTGCCATCTGAGCTGCTTCCATGAGCTGTTGCTGTATCTGTTGGCGCTCTTGTGGTGTTGTTCTGAGCTGGGCTGGGATGCCGAGCTGGTCAGCAATGTAATCCCCCACCTTGTCCATGCGGAGCAGTGTCTGACCCTGGGGTCCGAGGCTTTGGCTGATTTGCATGAACTGCACGACCTCGTTCAGCTTTTCAGCATTATTGGCCATGGCTAATGGACTGATAGGAACAACCTTGACCTGGACACCATTTACCTTGAGCGGCAAGTCAATCATACCCATCTCATCCATCAGCTCCAGGGTGCGGCGCACAATGGGGAACATTGTTTCAGATATCAGCCGGCCAAAAGCACTGCCAAGGTTCTGTGACAGTTCAGACAGCTTGGCGTTTATTTCTGTGGCTGACCTGGCGCTCATGTTTTCCGGCGTCAGGCTCTCATCAAGCAGCGCCTTCTTGATATTGACCCGTAGGTCATTGGCCACAATCTGGCTCAAGTTAGCATCCCCAGACCGTGGCAGAGGCGCGAGGGAGGGGCCGCGCGGTCCACCATTAGAGCTAACGCCGATAACAGCTCCGGGCACGATGCTGATGGTCTGAGGATTCAACACGCCATCATCAACAGCGGTGAACACGCCGCCTATCGAAATGCTGGCATTTTTCAGTGTCAGCTCGACCACCTTGTTCAGCGTCTTGATATCTGGCAAGGCGTATAGAACCGGCCCTCTACCATAGCGCTCGTTCGATGCCTTCATGTACCGGCTGACAACAAATGGAAAGCTCTTGAGATTTCTCTCGACCAACTTGTAATCACCCTCGATGGTGAGCAAGCAATAATAAATCTGCTCATCCTCAGTATAGGTGGCTTCAAGCAGCTCAATCTGTTTTGTTGGGTCATCCTGACAGGACAGCACCATTTGCTCAGGTATATCGGCATCAGGCCACTCACGCTGTATTACTCTGAACGGGCGCTTGAATTTACGGTAGACGGTGTCGACAGTGTTATTTGGACCTTCATCGAATGTCACCTGGTAGGATGGGATTGCTGTGTAGCGTATTGGAGTGATGTCATCGCCGGGCTGTATCAGCATGACCGCCGTGCCAACAGCCAAATCAAGCAGGAACTCCCCCATCGCCAGGTCGAATCCTGATTGAGCCATGATGCCAAACATACGCTCGGTGTAAAAATCGAGCGCTTGCTGCGCTTGAATTTTATCTGCCTCAGGTATTTCATTGCCCGGCTGCAATCGACACCACGCCCTTTGCGGAGGAAAAAGGGAGGATTGGATGCGGTTAGCAAACCGGGCAGTCGAGTGTATCGCAGTGGAGTCGAACACCCGTTTCATTTTGTTTTGGCCGGGTACATTGCCCTCATAGTAACCATCATAGAGGTTACGCATTGGAAGGGCGTACTCGTAGGCCTCTTCATAAATCGAGCGCCAATGCTCTTTATGCGTCTGAGCTTTCTTGTAGCGCTTCTTGATTTCTTCCGGGGAAAGCTGGGCCATTAGCTGCCAATCTTCTTTTGGGTTTTGGAGTGCGCTTCAGAAAAGCTGTCGCCTTTTTTCATCAAGCTAGTCATCATCCGCATATGCCTGGCGGTATGATGCTTGGAGTGCCTCTTCATCGTAGCCTTCTGGCGTTTTGTCAGCTCAGCCATGTCACGCCTTCTTGTGTCTGTTAGCAAAATTTCTGGCAGCTTCTACGCTACCAAAGCCCCAGGCTTTTAAGGCCAGAGCCTTTCTAGTGGGCCTGCCCTTATCGTCTTTCATCGGCCCTTTCATCCCAGCAAAGCGAGCAGCAAAACTAACCCTCCGGGGACTAGTGCCAGAGCGAAGAGGACGCTTGAGGTTCGCACCCTCGGTTTTTTTAAAGTGCTTCCTGCCGGCTTCATTCAGTCCTCCCTCAGGGTTTTGGAAGCGTTTAGCTACCATAGCCCTTAGCCATCACCTTCTTTTTCCCCACCTTCTTCATCGCCGCTTTTCTCAGCTTTGTCGTCTTGCTGTTCATCTTCCCGGCTAGTGGCCTCTTGGCTCCTCTGGCTCCGTACACTGTCACCCTCCCTGTGTTTGGGGTTTCTCAAATATGTTCGCATGGCTACCCTCTAGGATTCCTGCCAGCTCCTAATGTGGTGTTAAGAACATCGCGGTTTTCGCCCGAACCAACCACACCGGGGGCCATAAGCTGGCTCATCCCGCCGGTCCTTCTGGCACGGCTGCGAGATGCAAGCCGGCGATTGGTGCGGCGCTCCTCGTCAGCAGCTCGCCGCTCCTGGTCGGCTAACCGCTGTTCAATTCCGGGGTCAGGTGGTGGCGGTGGCTTTGGCCGGGAGAAAATAGAACCCATTAAAAAATCCTCGCATACATCCAATAATCTGCACCGTCAGGACCGTAGTGTTTCAACAAGCCCTCTCTTTCAAAATAACAGCGTTGCGCCCATCGGTCAGCCCGTACATTTAGGGTATGAACCGTGAATTGTACTCGCTTCGTATTTGTTTGCTGGGCTGCATACTCAAAAAAGGCTAGTGCGCCTCGATGCAGGGCAATGGTTTTTCTGTCAATGTTCTTGGATGGTATCAGCCAGGCCTCGGCTGTTCCGGGCCACAATCTGAAAAAGCCAAACATGGCATAGATGACGCCATCGCAAACGGCTGAAAAGGCAAAGCCGGCCCTAGCAAAGCTGTCGATGTAATCCCGGTAGCCGGCAAAGTCCTCCAGGTTGTGCCGGTCAAAATCATTCAGCTCACAGACGTAGAGATGCGAGGGCTGCCAGCGCACAATCTTGTTGCGCGGTGTATTCATCCGCATGACGACATTCAGCTCCTCAGGAGAAAACATCGAAATCCAGAACCTTGGCCTGAACCGGCTTGACCATCCGACTAGGTGATTTGGTCATAATTTTATGCTCAGAGCCTAGCAAACAATACCCGGCGGCATCTCCGACGTGGGAGTGTTCGTTCTTGTTAGGCGTATCCCGGAACCTTTCCTGGCCGGCACCCATGGCTATGCGCTTGAAGTGATAGCCGCCATTGAGGCTTTTGCGGAGCCGCATACATTTGCGGTCAATCATAAAGCCAGGCTTGCCGTCAATCAGCCTTCCCATCGGTATAGCCAAGGCCTCACGCCGGGTCCGGAACTCATTCGTCGCTGTTGGCCGGGCAATGATGCCATGGGTTTTGAGGTGGTCAAAAGCCGTGGTTTCAAATATCTGGTCACGCTGAGAGCCGGCAGGGTCACCCCAGACCATGGTCTCAAA